GCTCCAAGCATGTTCAAATCCTTACCGCTCACCATTCGTAAGATCGAGGCAACAGAGGCGCGCCTCAACCGCATCTACGACGCCGCCAAGCTTGGCCTCAAAGGCGACACCCTGGCGCTGGCCTCGGGAATGCGACCGGAGGAGTTTCGGCAGTTGTGCGAATTGGACCCGCTGGCGGCGCTGGCTGCGCAAAAGGGCAAGGCCGATGGCGAACTGGAGATGTCCCAAATACTGCACGAGGCGGCGCGAGGGGGCGACTCCAAGGCGGCCCTTGAGATCTTGAGGCACCAGCACGACTGGGTCGCCAAGCAGCAGGTGCAGGTCGATGTCAATCAGCAGATCAGCATCTTGGGCGCTCTCAGAGAAGCCGAGCAGCGCGTTCAGGATGTCATCGACGTGGAGGTCAAGAATGAGCGTATGGATCTGTCTTCTGATCTGGCTGTTGGCCGTGTGGCTCATCAGCGCACTTGACTGACCCACGATGCAGACCACCATCTATTCAGCGCAAGACGAACAGACCTTGATGGCCCGGCTGTGGGCACCCGCTATCAAGGACAACCCGCTGGCGTTCGTGATGTACGCCTTCCCGTGGCAGACCAAGGGCACGCCGCTGGAGCACTTCACAGGCCCGCGCAAGTGGCAGCGGGAGGTCTTGCAGCAGATCGCCGACCACATCAAGGCCAACCACGGCCGACTTGACTTTGAGACGCTGCGCTTGGCAGTTTCATCGGGGCGGGGTATCGGCAAGTCGGCGTTGGTCAGTTGGATCACGATCTGGATGCTGACCACACGGATAGGCTCGACGACCATCATCTCGGCCAACTCGGAAAGCCAGCTGCGCTCGGTCACCTGGGCCGAGATCACCAAGTGGCTGGCAATGGCAATCCACAGCCATTGGTTTGAAGTGAGCGCTACCAGACTGATGCCTGCCAAGTGGATTACCGAGCTGGTCGAGCGCGACCTCAAGAAGGGCACCCGCTATTGGGGCGTCGAGGGGCGGCTGTGGTCGGAAGAGAACCCGGACGCCTACGCTGGCGTACACAACTTCGATGGGGTGTGCGTCATATTTGACGAAGCATCGGGTATTGCAGACGGCATCTGGTCGGTCACCAGCGGGTTCTTTACGGAAAATACGCCGCACCGGTTCTGGCTGGCGTTTTCCAACCCACGGCGCAACTCGGGGTACTTCTACGAGACGTTCCACTCCAAACGGGACTTCTGGAAGACCAAGACAGTCGATGCAAGGACGGTCGAGGGCACTGACAAACAGACCTACGAGGCCATCATTGCGGAATATGGGCCGGACTCGACGCAGGCGCACGTCGAAGTCTACGGTGAGTTCCCCGGCGCAGGCGACGATCAGTTCATCTCCAGCCACATCGTCGATGAGGCCATGCAGCGCCAGCCCTACAAGGACAACTCTGCGCCGGTGGTCATCGGCGTGGACCCGGCCAGGTTCGGGTCGGACTCGACGGTGATCGCCGTGCGCCAAGGGCGCGACATCATCAAGATCCTGCGCTACCGGGGCGACGACACCATGACGGTGGTGGGGCACGTAATCGACGCCATCGACGAGTTCAAGCCCACGATCGTGGCAATTGACGAGGGTGGGCTGGGGGCCGGGGTGGTTGACAGGCTCAAAGAGCAGCGCTACAAGATAAAAGGTGTAAACTTTGGGTGGAAGTCCAAGAACCCGGCGATGTACGGCAACAAAAGGGCTGAGATCTGGGGCGAAATGCGGGAGTGGCTCAAGTCAGCGAGCCTGCCCACGGACAAGTTCTTGAAAAGCGACCTGATCTCGCCTATGATGAAGCCCGATTCCCGTGGAAGTATCTTCCTGGAGAGCAAAAAAGACATGAAAGCCCGTGGTTTGGCAAGCCCCGACGCCGCTGATGCGATAGCGTTGACGTTTGCTTTCCCCGTGGCGCACCGCGAAGCGCGCGAGGACAAGCCGCGCGGGCCTCGGTCAGCCAGCTACAACAGCGTTTCAACCTCTTGGATGGGGGCGTGATGGCAAAAAAGAGCGTATCTTTGAGCGTAGGGCGCGGCGAGAAGCTGCCGGTGTCCAAGGGTGCGGGCTTGACAGCCAAGGGCCGCGAGAAGTACAACCGCGAAACTGGCTCCAAACTCAAAGCACCAGCTCCAAACCCCAAAACCAAAGCTGATGCGGGCCGAAAAGCCTCGTTTTGTGCGCGCATGGAGGGCGTTGTCAAGCACGCCAAAGGCGACGCCGAGCGGGCCAAGGCGTCACTTAAACGATGGAAGTGCTGATCATGGCAACAAAACCGGGACTCTACGCCAACATCCACGCCAGACGCGAGCGCATCAAGGCCGGTTCTGGCGAGAAGATGCGCAAGCCTGGCGCACCGGGAGCGCCTACGGCCAAGGCGTTTAAGGAATCGGCCAAGACGGCTAAGAAGCCAATGAAGGGGAAGTGATGCCACTTGTAAAATCCACATCCAAAGAGGCTTTTCGCAAAAACGTCAAGGCCGAGGTCAAGGCTGGCAAGCCTGTCAAGCAGGCAGTGGCGATTGCGTACAGCGTCAAACGTGCAGCGGCCAAACCGCCGAAGAAGAAATAAACCATGGCTCAAGATTACACAGGCGTTGTCGCTGCTGGCGCAGTCAGCGAGGGCGGCTCGGCCAAAGACAAGAGCGATGCAGACGTTTTGTCCACCGCTCGCAGCCGCTTGGACATGGCGATCTCTGCGCTGTCAGAATCGCGCGAAGATGAACTCGACGACCTGCGTTTTTACGCAGGATCGCCTGACAACCACTGGCAATGGCCCGCCGATGTGCTCGCTACGCGAGGCGCAGTGCAAGGCCAGACCATCAACGCACGGCCTTGCCTGACGATCAACAAGCTGCCCCAGCACGTTCATCAGGTCACCAATGAGCAGCGCCTGAACCGCCCGCAGCCCAAGGTCATCCCAGTGGACGACAAGGCCGATGTGGAGGTCGCTGAGATCTTCAACGGCGTGATCCGGCACATCGAGTACATCTCGGACGCCGACGTAGCCTACGACACCGCCTGCGAGAACCAGGTTGCCTACGGTGAAGGCTATGTTCGCATCCTCACCGAGTACTGCGACCCGGCCACGTTCAATCAGGACATCAAAATCGGGCGCATCAGGAACAGTTTTTCGGTCTACATGGACCCGCTGAACCAAGACCCGTGCGGAGCCGACGCCCGTTGGTGTTTTATCACCGAAGACCTGCCGCGCGACGAGTACGAACGGCAGTTTCCTGACGCTTCGCCGCTGACCACCCTGCAAACGCTGGGCGTGGGCGACCAGTCCATTAGCCAGTGGCTCAACGAGAACACGGTTCGCATCGCTGAGTACTTCTACATCGAAAATACCCGCGAAACGCTCAACCTGTACCCCGGCAACCTGACGGCTTTCCAAGGCACGCCAGAGGACAAGATGCTGCGTATGCAGTTTGGCAAGCCTTTGCGCTCACGCCCGTCCGACCGCAAGCGCGTCAAGTGGCTCAAGATCAACGGCTACGAGGTGCTTGAGCGCGCCGACTGGGCTGGCTCGCACATTCCAGTGATCCGCTGCGTGGGCAACGAGTTTGAGGTTGAAGGCCGTCTGTACGTCAGCGGCTTGGTGCGCAACGCCAAAGATGCGCAGCGCATGTACAACTACTGGACGAGCCAAGAGGCTGAAATGCTGGCCCTTGCCCCCAAAGCGCCATTTATTGGCTACGGCGGGCAGTTTGAGGGCTATGAGATGCAGTGGAAGACTGCAAACACTCAAAACTGGCCGTATCTAGAGGTAAACCCTGATGTCACAGACGGCCAAGGAGCCGTTTTGCCGCTGCCGCAGAGGGCTGCCCCGCCGCTGCCTCAAACGGGCCTCATACAGGCCAAAATGGGCGCTGCTGACGACATCAAGAGCGTCACCGGGCAGTACAACGCTTCTCTTGGGCAGGCGTCCAACGAACGCTCCGGCAAGGCCATCTTGGCCCGCCAGCGCGAGTCTGACACCGGCACCTATCACTATGTGGACAACTACGCCCGCATGATCCGGTACGTGGGGCGTCAACTGGTGGACCTGATCCCGAAAATCTACGACACCGAGCGCATCGCCCGTATCATTCAGGAAGATGGCGAGTCGGGCATGGTCAAGATCAACCCGATGCAGCAAGAACCCGTCAAGAAGATCGTGGACGAGCGCGGCATCGTGATTGAGAAGATCTACAACCCCGGCGTGGGCAAGTACGATGTGCGTGTCATCACCGGGCCAGGCTTTCAGACCAAGCGTCAGGAGTCGCTGGAGGCCATGGCGCAACTGCTGCAGGGCAACCCGCAACTGTGGCAAGTTGCTGGCGATCTGTTCATCAAGAACATGGACTGGCCGGGCGCGCAGGAGATGGCAAAACGCTTTGCCAAGGTCATCGACCCTGCCATCATCGGCGACGACGAGGACAACCCGGCATTGGCTGCAGCCAAACAGCAGATCGAGGCTATGGGCCAAGAGATGCAGCAGATGGTGGGTATGCTGCAAAACGTGCAGCAGTCGATGGAAGCCCGCGACGTGCAGATCAAGGAGTTCAAAGCCGAGGTCGATGCGTACAATGCTGAAACCAACCGGATCAAAGCCGTCCAGGCCAGCATGACGCCCGAGCAGATTCAAGACATCGTGATGGGCACGATTGCGGCGGCTGTGGACACCGGCGACTTGGTGACCGGGTCACCACAACTGCCTCGTGAGACTCCGATGATGGAGGAAGAAAATGTCATGCGCTGATTTCATTG